GTATACCCCTTCAGATTTTTGTGGCAAAACCAAGAGACCCCCTAAGGCACACACTAATAAAGCCTCAGAGGGTCAGTTGGGGTTGTAGCTTAATCACTAACTAACAATATAATACTATGAATACTCATCATCATCAAATTCATCATCCCAAGCTATGTCAACATCATTCTCATCACTTGTTGGAATTAATCCATCGGCAATAATCTTATGGGCTGTGTTAAGGAGACCTAAGGCAGCAAAGCTATTGTTATACTCTATTTCACACTCATGGGGTTCACCGGCAACCACTATGATGTAGTTCTCAAAATGCTCTCCAAGTATGCCTTGGGCTTGTTCTAAAGGGGTAATTTCGTCGTCCATATATTTAAAGTCTCTCAATAGTAATAGTCATAATAAAAACCTATTATCATAGTTAAATTATGAGATTCACTTATTGACACTTTAAGTGTACCTTAGGTCTTAATCTACCCTCCCTATTCCCTCTCTCTTGTAAGTTATTGATATTACTACTGTTATGAATGGCACTTTATATCCACTTATTAACACTTAGTGTACCCTTATTTCTCTTATGGAATGTGTTCTCAAAATCTAGGAGTTGTTCTTTTATGAGGTCGTGTTTTCTTTCTTGAATCTTGTTATCTGAATCTTGAGCCATTTGTTTTACCCAGTAGCCTACAGCCATGGATAGAGCATCAAGTCTATCATCGTGAGTTATAGCACCTCTATCTCTTGTTATACGAGACATCTGGTAGAACAGTTGGTACTTTAGTTGAGACTCTGGTTTGTATCCACTGCAACTATCGTAGTCCTTTTTGATTACCTTAGGGTCAACCACGAGTTTATGATTAGCCATTACTGGTTCTAATGTTTCAATTATACGTAGTTCTTTTTGTTTTGAATGTCGGACTTCTTCGATAGTGCAGGGATAAATTTTATTTAGAATGGGTCTAAGTAGTTCCACGAACATACCATCACCGAAGTTAGACTCTATGATGATAGCGTTTACTTTGTGTTGCTTAGCGATAACTGTAAGGTTCTTTAGGGTAGTCTCATCGTACCCACCGCTAAGTCCACCTGCTTCTGGCACAAAGAGTGTACCATTGAGCATCTTAACGACTGCATATCCAGTCTCGTCCTTACCACGCCCTGATGGGTCAACGCTTAGTACGCTGCCGGTAAACTCGATGTGGTCACCCACAGTGGTCATTGGGCGGTAGTATCTGTCCCCTGAGAGTCCTACGTTAGGGATTGTGCCATCATACTCAAGGTCAGGGGCGGAAGCCCACACGAGCTTCTCAGGAGCAACTTCATTATCTATGGGTGTAACTATGAGGTCACTGAGTTTTAAAGGGTATCTATCGACATCGCTTAGGCGAGCATCGAGCATAAATTGCATGGAGAAGCCGGCAGAGCCATAGCTTATTTGTCTTTCTCTGAGGTCTACGTTAGAGAACCTTGTGGGTTCTGTAGAGTCTCCTTCTTTCTCAGAATCCACACAGAGGGGGCTGACGTTGCCGTTATAAGCCGTTTCGTTCTTGGTTGGGGTGATGTGTTGTGCAGTCCACACTCGGCTCTTGTAGCCCCTCTCAGCTAGCCTATAATAGATTGTGTCTTCACACTGGGGTGTACCTAGAACGAGAACCCTAGAGTCATCGTCTGGTTTGAGGATAGCGTCGAACTCTTTTACTTGTTCTTGTAGCTTGTCCCTCATGGTTTGGGTAGCACTGTTGTTGGGTACTTCTACGTCATCTGCTACAATGATGTCAGCACGACTACCTGTTAGTTGAGAGGTAACTCCCAACGACTTGACTGAGGGTGCGTGAGAGGCAGGGGCGAGTCCAACATCGAAGGAGATTTTAGAAAACCTCTGATTAGGTTTAGGTCGTAGGTGTTCGAGTATATCAAGTTCATGGATAATCCTAAGCGTAAATGTAGAGAAATCGTCTGCTCGTGTTTTTGAAGCTGAGACAACAAGGATATTTTTTCGAGGGTCGAGGAGGAGTTGATGTACGACGAAAGCAGAGCATATCCATGATTTTCCAACTCCTCGGAAACCTTGGATAATAGCTCGCTTGTCTCCTGATTGCATAAAGGAAGCAATCTCATATTGTATAGGGGTTGGGTCTGGAAGGTTTAATTCTTTCCAAACGATGTAAAGGAAGTTACGAAAATCCTTTAACTGCTCAGGGACTTTCATTATTCGTTATAGGCTTTTACAACTTTGTCGACACCCTCATCGTTGAATGGCAAGACTTTTACTAGGTCATTCATAGGGTTGTCATTTGTTAAGGTAGCAGAGATGTTATTATCTTTAAGCATCTGACGAGCAGCATTGAGGTCACTTGGGGTAGCATTGCCACTCTCGATACGTTGTATAAACTCATCAATAAGAATATCTTGTAGGTTATGTAGTTTTGTTGCTTTGTCACTCATTATCTTTAAGCTCCTTGATTATTTTGATTACTAGGTAGGCGAATGAAGCTAGACCAACGAAGATAGCTACAATTACATTTATGTCAGCCAACGTCAGAGTACCGAGTATACCGGCAAATCCGACAAGCGAGGGGAAGTGTTGTGATTCCATTTTATGCTGTGAAATAGGTTAGAGTAAAAATAATTTGAGAGTTATTAGCTAACCCTGCATTCTGTGCTTGAAGACCCAACATTGAACTTGTTGAATTGTAGAACATTGTAGCAACAGTAGTATTCGCATTAGGCTTTACTAGAAAACTACCTTTTTGATTACTTTGGTAAGTCACACCATGACACATGACACTTCCT